GACCCACAGCGTACAGCCCCACTACTTACCCGCCAGGCACAGGCCGCCAACATCGCAGCCCGTGGACTAGAGCAAGGTGGTATTCAGTTGACTGGTGCGTTCGCTGAGGATTTGGCTCGACGAGGAATTACTGAACAGCAGGCTCGCGCAGGGTTCGCTGAAGTCGGTGCTTTAGGCGAACTACGACAGACCTTCGCGGGTGAAACTGCACTATCGAGTGAGCAACTGGCTGGTGGGGCTTTCGGGATTGATGTCGCCGCGCAACAAGAGTTGGAGCGTAAACGTCGCCTTCGTACTGGTGAGTTCGCTGGTGGCGGATCATTTGCTCGGACAACTGGTGAAACATCAGGCTCTATTTCTACTTCGGTGGGTAAAGCGCAATAGCATACTTGACACTGTCAAGCAAGGTGTGTGTATACTAGGAATGTTCGGTTACGGACACCATTGGAAAACCCCCGATTTCAATGTGCAAAAGGGGTGAGACTTGCAGCCATTCGGGAACCTCCAGCCGAATGTGGGCAGAAGGAGTGGGTCATGTCAGATGCAAACTACGAGTTTGAGGATGATGCAGTACAAGACCAGCAGCAATCGAAGGACCCTGTGCGAGCGCACTTGCGGAAACTTGAAGCCGAGAATAAGGCTTTACGTGAGCAGGCAGCAGGAGCAGAGGCAGCCCGACGAGAACTTAACTTCGTGAAAGCGGGCATGGACCCGAACGATCCGAAGTACAAGTATTTCGTTAAAGGCTACGACGGTGAATTAACACCTGAGGCGATTCGACAAGCGGCAGAAGAAGCAAGTCTCATACCAAGTCAGAACAAGGAAGTGGTTGCTGAACAGCAATCATGGAATCGTGTGGCACAGGCAGCGCGAGCTGGCGAGACTAGCGAACCTCCTACCGATTACGCTCAACGTGTTGCCAATGCAAAATCCCCAGATGAAGTGATGCAGTTGCTAGCCCAGGCGCGAGCCGAAGCAGAAAAATACTAATCACTCCCCTTAGGATTCACATTCTTTGGGGCTACCCCTAAGGAAATAAAGACATGGCAATTACACAGGCCAGTTCGGTTTCTGTAGATCAGTCTGCTTACGATCGTTTGGCGTATTTCGCCCTACGTTCAGAGATGCTGTTCGATCAGGCAGCCGACGTTCAAGCAACAAACCAGGCTATGCCAGGATCAGCTGTAATCTTCACGATTTTCAGCGAACTTGCAGCAGCAACTTCAACCCTCAGCGAAACCGCTGACCTCACCCCTGCAACAATGGGTGACAGTCAGGTAACGGTTACTTTGGCTGAATACGGCAACACGATTGCAACAACCGCAAAACTCCGTGGAACAGCGTTCTTGGACGTTGATGCAGCAGCAGCGAACCTTATCGGTTACAACGCTGGTGACTCACTAGATCAGGTTGTTCGTGAAGTGCTTGCAGCAGGAACCAACGTTGCATACGGTGGCGGTGGATCATCTGATCCTTCAAGCCGTGTAACGGTTGCAGCAGAAGACATCATTGAAGCCAACGACATCCGTAAGCAGACTGCTGCTTTGCGTGCTGCAAACGTTGCAACCTTCAATGGTTACTACATGGGCTACATCCATCCTGACGTGTCGTACGACCTTCGTCGTGAAACCGGCAACGCATCATGGAACGCACCTCACGTAGCTGTTGACACACAGAACATCTACAACGGCGAAATCGGAACCTTTGAATCAGTACGATTCATTGAGACCCCTCGCGCCAAGGTGTTCACTGACGCATCAAACGGAACCAGCACAACTGGCAACGTTGACGTGTATTGCACGCACATCATGGGTCGTCAGGCTCTTGCAAAGGCATACAGCCAGATTGATGGCAACGGTGCTTTCGCAAAGGTCGTTCGTGGCCCAGTGGTTGACTCGCTCATGCGTTTCAATCCAATCGGTTGGTATTGGCTCGGTGGCTATGGCCGCTTCCGCGAAGCTTCGTTGCGTCGCATTGAGTCGTCATCCAGCATTGGTGCTAACTAGTAGTTAGTTAGTCCTCCACAAGATGTGGGGTAGCCGAGTCCCCTCGCTCGGTTGCCCCACTTTTTGTATTTGGTATAGTCTTTTAGACGAAAGGTTTGTATGTCGATTTCCAACTATGCGGAATTAAAGATTCTTGAACACACGACAGGCAAGACTGCTTGGACTATTCCTTCAAACGTGTATGTGAAGTTGCATACTGGCGATGCTGGTGAGGCTGGAACTTCTAACGCTGCTACTGAAACGACTCGCAAGGTTGCTGCGTGGGCTACTGCTGCTTCTGGTTCTATTGCAACTTCTGCAACTTTAGAGTGGACGAACGTTGCTGCTACTGAAACTTATTCGCATTGGTCTTTGTGGGATGCGTCTACTGCGGGCAACTGTTTGTGGACTGGCGCGTTGTCGTCGTCTGCTGCTGTCACGGCTGGTGACACTTTTCAGATCACCACTCTCACGCTGTCGCTCGACTAGCCGTTAGGGGATAACCCCTCATGGCGCAAACAGCAGTCACAGGTTTTAGCGAACCGTTTGTTGACACCCACCCGTTTTATCGGGCAACCTATTTCCGTGTTGTTGGTCGTACTGCGACGGGTTCGGGTAATGGTTCTGCGTCTGTTGCTTCGGGGTCTGCTCAGGTTCGTTTAGGTCAGTTAACTGACTTCAGTTTCCCTTACCGTTTTGGTGGGCGTTTCTATTTGGGTGTTCGTGCGGTCATCACCGTTACTGCTACCGCATCAGGTTTAGGTACTGCTTCTTCTTCGGCGCAGGTATTGCGTCAACGACAGGGTACGGGTAGTGGTACGGGTTCTGAGTCTGCGACACGGATTGTTGTTCTTCTTCGTAGCGCGACTGGTAGTGGTGTTGGGACGATGGATTCAACGGGGTTGCATATTGCCCCTCGTACAGCGTCAGGTAGCGGTGTTGGCTCTCAGAGCGCTACCGGCAAGATTACGCCTGTTAGAACGGCTGTGGGTAGCGGATCAGGGGATTCTGTTGCCACGTTTATTCGTGTCCCTTTGCGTACTGCCACGGGTTCAGGTGTTGGTTCGGGCGATGGTGTTGATCTTGTTGTCAACATCCGTACTGCCACGGGTAGTGGTGTTGGTGATTCGGTTTCGTTGGGCGGTGTCTTGTACTTCCGTTCCGCTACAGGATCAGGAACAGGTACATCCTCAGCTGATTGGGTTAAGTCCCGTATCTTCCGTGTCCCTTACACCTACAACTATCCAGGTGCTACCTACCGTGATGTGGGCGCAGCAAACCGTTTGCAACGATACAACCGAACCAATGTCCGTGTACGCAACCTGTATGAACTGACTGACGGCAGTTACACAACAGTCGATCAACGCGATCAAGGTCAGGTAGTAAAACTGTGGCAAGGTGGCCACGACCATTACCTAACTGACGCAGAAGTTGTAGAGTTAACCGCAGCAGGATTTGGAGCAAGCATCACCTAATGGCTATCTTTCGCACACCCACAGACAACTATTCCCGTAAGACACTTCCAGAGATGTTTACGAAAGGGATTGTGTTGTCGCAAGAGGAACGGCTTGCCAACCGTTTAGCATCCCATGTAGCCCCAACCGCTAGAGGCAGGAACGTGTACCTGTTGAACACAGGGGCATACACAGAGAACCAGCCTGGTGATATGACCACGGTGGCAAAGGTGTACTACGGTGGGCATGAAATTGAAGTAGATGCTGCTGAGGTAGCATCGCTGACAGCAGCAGGATACGGGAGTTATATCAGTGGTTAAACATCAAGAAACGCACCCCCATTTAGATGTTGAGGGATGCTTCGGTTGCAAGATTGCTTATGTTGGTATTGGTGCTGACGCTATGCCGTCGCGTGGTGGTAAAGCCCGTGTCGCAACGATCAACGATAAGGACCGTGTGCTAGACAAGGACTTAGACGCATACCAGCGTTTACGCCGTAACGGGGTGCAGCCTCGCAAGATTGACGGTGCAGCCAAAGTTGAGAAACGAGCAGAAGAAAAATGGCAAGTCGAAACGGGAATACTCCCCAATACCTGAGCCTTGTCGGTGTGAACCTACCTCATGTGGGGTATGGCAAAATGGTGTCCGGTTTACGGGACGCGCTATCAACCAAAGTTGAATTGTGTGATGATGCTGAACGGGTTGTGTTTGCTCTTAGACCGAACCTGATTAAAGGCTGGACTACAGGGCAGAACCCTGCGTTGCTGACCATGTGGGAAACAAACTGGTTGCCACCACAGTTCTCCGAATATCTGCACCTGTTTGACACGGTGATTGTGCCATCTCTCCATAATTGGGAGTTGTTCTCACAGTTCCATGACAACGTGCGTGTAATACCGTTAGGGGTTGACCGTGATGTTTGGTATCCGAAGGCTCGACCAGAGAACAAGAAGTTTAAGATTCTTTGTGGCGGGTCAGAGTGGTATCGCAAAGGCCTGGATGTTGTACTCAAAGTGTTCTTGGAGATGAACCTGCCTGACGCTGAACTGCACATCAAGATTGTTCCCCCGTATCTGTCTGCCCCACCAAACCTGGACTACCCGAATGTGGTGGTGCATAACAAGTGGATGACTGTAGAAGCCGAAGCTGATCTAGTTCGCTCTGCTGACTGTTTTATTTCGGTATCCCGTGGCGAAGGTTTTGGGTTGATGCCTTTACAAGCAATCTCTGCTGGTGTACCCACCATCTTGTCTGACGCGCATGGTCATCGAGAGTTCTCTGATCTGGCAACACACCGCATCCCTACCCGTTCTGTACCAACGAATGAGGGTGTCTGGCAGAACATGGGTGATTGGGATGAACCTGAATTTGATGCGATATTTAGTGCGATCAAAGACCTGTATGACAACCGTGACCGTTACCGGCAACAAGCAGAAACCCATGCTGGTGAGACAAGCGCGTTCAACTGGAACACGGCAGCCGACCAGTTGCTACAGGTGGTCAAGCCGACAGGCAACAGGGTTACTGGTAAGTGGAAGGCGTTGGAACCTGAGTGCGAGATTGAGGTGAAGAAACGGGTGCAGGCTGACATTGGCGGGCATCGGGTGGAACTAACCCCAGGTGTAAAGCACCGTGTAGTGTTGAATGTACGTGACGTTTTGAAAGCAGCAGGACTCCTGATATGAAAAAAGATAAGCCAGTTTGGGAAACACCAAACCCTAAGAAGAAGTCAAAGAAGCTTTCCCCTAAGAAGAAGGCGATGGCTAAGGCATCAGCGAAGAAGGCTGGCCGTCCTTACCCGAACCTGATTGACAACATGAAGGCTGCTCAGAAGCGTGGCTAAAACCGCTGCATGGCAACGCAAGGAAGGTAAGAACCCTGCTGGTGGTTTGAACGCTAAAGGTCGTGCGTCAGCAAAAAAGCAGGGCATGAACTTAAAGCCACCTGTTTCTGCTTCACAGGCTAAGAAGTCTCCGAAAGCAGCGGCTCGACGTAAATCGTTTTGTGCGCGGATGGGTGGTATGCCAGGTCCGTTGAAAGACAGTAAGGGTCGTCCTACTCGTAAGGCTTTGGCTTTGCGGAAGTGGGATTGTTGAGGCGTGGTAATCTGAGGCGTTACAAGTTTCTATTGAAAGGACAGCAGTATGCCAAAGGTCGGAAAGATGGAATTCCCTTACACCGCTAAGGGCATGGCAGATGCCAAGAAAGCTTCTAAGAAAGCTGGCAAGCCTATGGTCAAAGCCAAAAAGAAAAAGGGCAAGTAACCATGTCTATGAAGGGCGAGAAGTACAAGTCAAAGGCTGCTAAGAAGAAGCATGAAATGAAGGAAGGCTCCAAAGAAAAGATGATGGAGTACGGCAAGCCAAAGGCTAAGGCTAAAGCGAAGCCTAAGAAAAAGAAGTAAATGTCCACAGCCAGCGCACTACTGGATCGTGTTAATCGCCAGCTTCTTTCGGGAACCATTGAGGAACGAAACAAGTTAGCGACAACCGTATCTTCGTCTGATACCTCTTTTGTCATGACCTATGACTTAGGTGGGCTTCGCGCTGGAACAGTTTTTGAGATTGATTCTGAACTGGTTTATGTTTGGGAAGCAACAAGTGGTTCCAAGACTTTGACTGTTGAGCGTGGCTACATGGGTACTACTGCAGCGTCACATACTGCTGGTGCTGTTGTCACGTTGAATCCGCGTTTCCCTAAAGCACAAATGTTGGAAGCGTTGAATCAGGACATTGATGATTTGTCTAGCCCATTGAACGGCTTGTTTCGTATCGTGTCGGTTGATGTTGACTACAACGGTTCGGATCGTCAAACCGATCTGACTGGCGCGACATCGGTGTTGGATTTGATTGATGTTCGTTTGCGATATTTGGACAGCGACTATCCGGTGATTCGCATGACCCGTTTGCAACGTGATCTTCCTACAGCAGATTTCGCTTCAGGGTATGCGATTGTGTTTGATGAGTCGGTAATGGCTGGAACTTTGCGTGTCCGTTACAAAGCACCGTTCACCCGTGTGTCTGCGATTGGTGACAACCTCCAGTCGGTAGCAAATGTTCCTACCACGATGGAAGACATCCTTGAACTTGGTGTGATGTCGCGTGTGTTGTCGGTGCGTGAAGTGAAGCGTAACTTTATTGAATCGCAAGGTGATACTCGTCGTTCTGATGAGGTTGGTGCTGGTGCGATGCGTGACTCGTTTAGCAATATCTTGCGTTTGCGCCGTGACCGTATTATTGCTGAAGCAGCGAAACTTGCGAGACAGTACCCGTTAACGATTAGGTCGTAGCGGTGGCAACGCTAATAGATTTTACTACCGCATACCGTGGTGGGCCTTCATACTTTACTGGTACAGGTTCAACACAGGTAGTTCCATACATTTATCCTGTCGCTATTAACGGCAGACCGTACATGATTGACACAAAGTCAAATGGTTTCGGTCGACAGTTTGATGCGCGTGTTCGTGACTCGGTTGACCAGTCGGCTGAACCTGGTGAGTCGGCTATTAACCCGCAGGGTTTGTGGCGTAGGTCGCAGTCGTCTTGGCATTATGGTGCAGGGCAAACTTATTCGGATACTGCTGACGCTGAGGCGTACCGTTTCCGTTCTAGCAAGGGCATAGATGTTTGGAACCGCGGCAAGTTGTCGTTGCTCCCTGACACGACACAGGCGTATTCTTCGGCTAACACCAACTTGTATATGGCTACAGCTAGCAACAGGATTTATGGTACTGACGGACAAAGCGTTAAGTACACAACCGACTGGTCAACTTTTACAACGGTTACTAGTACCAATGCGTCAAACCTTTACAGCATCACTTCTGACGGCTACAACGTGTTCTTCTCTTACGCTGACGGCGACATAGACCAAACAAACGCTGGTACATCTGCTGCGTCTAACTACATCACCGGCATCGAGGCTGGTGTGTTGGCTTATGTCCGTGGTCGTTTGATGGTTGCTGGTCAAGGGGTAGACAAACGCAAGATTTGGAACATCACCACAACCCCAGGTTCATCAGCCAACAACCCATCGGCTTTGTTCACTCACCCAAACGACGACTTTAACTGGGTTGGTTTCGCTGGTGGACAAAACCAAATCTATTGTGCAGGTTACGCAGGCAATAAGTCGCTGATTTACAAGACTGGAATCAAAGCTGACGGCACAGCATTAGATATCCCTACGGTTGCAGCCGAGTTGCCGATGGGTGAAATTGTGACTACAATCGATGCGTACCTCGGATATGTGGTCATTGGCTTGACGACAGGGTTGCGGTTCTGCTCGTCGGACAGCGACGGCAACCTTGTCGTTGGTCCACTAATTGAGACTGGTACATCTGTTAATGCTTTCGCTGCTATCGGGCAGTACGTGTACTTCGGTTGGACAAACTATGACACCACCTCTACAGGTATCGGTCGTTTGGACATTGGCACACAGGTCGCTACCAACCAGCCTGCATACGCCTCAGACCTGATGGTTACAGGGCAAGGTGCTGTTGCTGACATCCATGAGTTTGATAACAAGGTGGTGTTCACTGTTGCTGGTCTTGGTGCATACCGTCAACACCCAACTGACAAGGTTGCTTCAGGAACATTGGAATCAGGTGTTTACCGTTGGGGTGTACCGGACACAAAGTTTATTCCTAAATGGGACTTGCGTACCGAACCGTTGTATGGGACTGTTGCTGTTTCGGTGGCTGCCGATTCTGGTGAGTTCCGTTCGCTTGGCGTACAGGCAACTGAGGCTTCTTTGGAGTCCACTTTTGATGGTTTTGAATCCAAAGTGTTTGAGGCTGAAGCCCGCCTGACTTTGACTCGTTCTGCTACGGATGCTACGAAAGGCCCTGTTCTCACCCGCTGGTTGGGTCGAGCATATGCTGCCCCGTTGCGTTCACAGATTTTCTCTGTGCCGTTGCTGTTGCACCACAAGTTGAACCTTCGTGGCTTTGAATACACGGTTGATGTGGATGCCGAACTGAACTATTTGCGTGACCTTGTGGAAAGCCCGCGTGTTATCACCTA